GCGTATAAATAGTATCAAAATAAGTTTTTAAAACTGATTTGATATTAGCCCAGGTAATTTTTTTGGTAGTGGTAACCGATGTGTCAACAATAGGTAAAACATCAGCGTCATCGGCTGATGATAATTCTGCTAACGCGCTAATTTTTTGATCTGCCATATATTTTTTAGTCTAATAATATTTTATCGCTTGTTTCTAAAAGTAAATAATCTGAATTTTCGGTTAAAAGATATTCAATATTAGAATATACTTTAAATGATATATTTAATATTCCCTCTCTACACGGGTCGGCGTGGCTGGTCGGCACATGAGGCGCTAAAACGAATATCGGAGCAACTCCCGCGCCCATCGGGTCCTTAGATAAATCTTCCGTTATTTGAATATTTTGATAATCTTCGTATGGCTCAATTTTGGTTATTTCTTCGGTTACATTTATCGTTTGATTATCAACATAATCTTTTTCCAATACTTCATTTTCCGCGACTTCAATTTGTTTGTTTTGGTTTAAAAGCAATTTCTGCAAAAATTCTATAATGCCAATTGTTCGCATCGTGGCAAGTTCGGCAGTCCATTTTCCCTCGGTTGGAGTTCTCATGCTAAGGGTAACTCTCTGCAAAAGGTAATCTTCGTCAAGGCTTCTAATATCGGATTGAATATTTATTATCTGCCCGCTTCTTAATCCTGATACATATGTTTCAAATGAACCCTCGGAAATTTTTGAGCCGTATGCTTCCAGTTGTGAAGCCGCGTATTGCCGGGCTTCTTCAATAGATTTTATATCTTTATTTACTATGCTAAATTCATATTCGCCATATTCGGCTATACTGATGTCGTCTTGTGATTGGACTATAATGGGGATTAGAGGTGTGCCTGAAACCACAATAGCGGCTGTGTCTGCCGGTTCAGTTACAAAACGCAAATATTTTTCGTTATAATTCCATAAAACATCATAGTCCGCGTCTTGGTTAAGATAATCTATGCCTACATCTTGACTAACTCCCCCAACTGTGACGGTCGGCTTTTCGGAAAATTTATTTGCCAAAGCAAATGTTTTTTTTGTTCCGTCACCTGTGAAATTTTCATCTCTCGTGTTGCCGATATATTCACCGCCCCTGACAAAAATCCTGTTTCTCATTTGCGACAAATCGTCTTTAACAACTAACGAACCAAAAATATAATTGCTGTTTGTATCGGTTAAATTGAATGGTGCATTTTCGCTATTCTTAGCAAAGAAATGAATGTCTTTATCATAATCAACATACCAATTATAATTCACCTGCTCGGCTAAAATCTGTAAACATCTTGATATCGGCAACCTGTTAAAGGTGATTGATTTAACAGTTATGCCGCAATCAACATTAGCAACCGTAAACCCAGTTAAATAATTTGAATTAATATCTGATATAATTTCATCGATGGTTTTATCTTCATATCTTTCATTGACTAAATATCTGTCTAAATAATGCGTCCAGTCTTTGCATTGGACTTTGTAGTTAAGCAATAAGCCGACAATTTCTTCTTCTACTTGGATAATCACACCGGCAAATATTTTAGTCGTGCCGTCTAAGACGGTTATTTCATCGCCTACTGCCGGTTTATAATTATGCGAACCGTATTTTTTAGTTTCAAAAGAACAGGTGTCAACTTGGCTGTTTAAAATGTTTTCTATCGTAAAGCTCGGCCAGTTTATATAATTTGTCCTGTCTGTTGAATTTATTGTGACTATTATGTTCATATTTAGTAAGCATATTTAGTTGTCATTCCCAATTTATTGACTATTATATCGCCAATTTTTTCAGCGGCGCGATTATCTAAAAGCGTATTGCCGGTAATATTAATCGTTATACCTCCGCCTAATTTATTGTTTGGAATTATTGAACCGCCTGATGATGGCACAAATAATTCCGGTCCGCGTTCTCCGACAAGATAAGATATCCCACCACTGACAGATCCGCCAACGGCTCTGCCTCCGCCAAATCCTAATAAATTAGAAATTGCATTTGAAGCTGATTTAATAAAATTTAATTTTTGTATTTTTTCTATTAAGGTATCAATGTAATTAATAACTGTGGAGATAGTGGATGTTAATCCATCCCAATACCCCTTAAATGTATCAATAAAATTATTAGCTACGGTTATGGCGTTTGTTAGTCCGGCTGTCAAACCGATAACTAAAAACTCAATCGCTTTAACGACCGCGATAATTGCTCCATAAAGGATAACACCTATTACTTGAGCAAAAACCTGAATAAAAGGCATAAGAGGCTGCAAGGCTTCATATAGCTTTTGTAATTGAGGCATAAGCTCCATTTTAAAAACCATGACGACATTATCCCAAGAAGTTTTTAAAATTGTAATAACACCCAACTTAGAATCAAGATAATTCATAAAGTTGGAGAATACATTATGCAAATCAGTAACTATTTTATTCAGATCACCTGCCTTATTAGCCAAAGTCATTAATTTTTCCGTTAAAGGCAAAATATAATTTTGAATAAAAGTAGTAAGAAGAGGTAGTAATTTTTCACCGATAATTTCTTTAAAGTTTGTAAATTCCATATTCAATATTTCCATTTGGCCTTTATATGTTTTTGCGTATGCTTCGGAACTTCCCTTTAGTTTTCCCTGTAATTCAATAATCGCTTCCATAGGGGTCGCAGATTCTTTTAAATCTATCCCATACTGCTTTAAAGCCCGGCCGTTGCCTGATAATACCAACCCTACTAAAGTTTGTGCTTGAGTAAGGCTCATATTTTTATCGCGGGATAAATCCATTGCGATATTATTTAAATTCATGGCCTGTGTCAGATCGCTTGTTCTTTGATAAAATCTGGCAATAGACAAAGCGGTTTCTTCATCATCAAAACCAAGTTTAACTGTGGCATTTGCAACTTCTAAAATCTTATTTTTGAGTTCATCTGTTGGGTTTTTTGAATTTTTTATGAGGGTGTTAAATTTTGCCATTTCCGCCTGCGCTTCGGCTGCGGCTTTAACAGATAAAACGCCAAAGGTAGCAGCGGCACCGCCAACAATAGCTAATCCGGCCCCTACATATTTAAGCGTATTAGTTAAACTTCCAAAATTAGAATCAAAATCTTTTAAAGCTTTGCTGGCTTCATCTTTAATTTTTAATAAAATTGTCAGTTCTTTTTCATTGGCCATACTCCGGTTTATGTTTATTATTTATTTCTTCGGCTTCGGCTTTAATCATTTCAATTAAAACGTCAATGAACCATGACGGCTGATTTTGGTATTGCCAATAATCCCATTTCATTTCTCTGCATATAATTGCAGTAATCATTTCTTCCTTGAGATTAGCCTTACCTAAGGCGAAATAACGCCGCCACTCATACGCTAATTCGCCTTCTGAAAACTTCCGATTCCCGATTTATTAGCTTCTAAAACAATAAAATCGTAATCCTCGGGTGTGCCGTCTAATATTCTGTCCAAAATTTCATCGGACTTTCCGTCAAAATTTACGACGACAAGTTCTAATAGTTTTTTTTCTGCTTCATCCGCGACTGATGCGGAAAATCCTTTTATAGCGCTCTCTCCCTGGCTAACATTAATCTCTGCATTTTTAAGATAAACAGCTCTTAATCCGTTTCTCTCCCTGGCGGTCATGTAGGTTTTAATTTCAACTTCTTTACCTGATGGGGTGGTTAATTTTTTTGTTTCTCTATTATCCATAAATTTTAGTTATAACCGGCTACGGTATTAGTTAAGACGACCGCCACCATTTGGGTATCGCCTGAACTATACAAAGCCTTAAATGTTAAAGTTTCTTTAACTATGCCGTTCAAATCTTTTGATTTTCCCCATTCGGTTAATTTAACTTTGGCTAAATCAATTTTTAATGTCGGGTTGGAAGTCGCGCCGATTGTGGTTGTAGTATCCTGAATGTTAATGCGAAGCGCTTTTTGTGTTCCGGCTAAAGCTAAAGTTTTATAAGTATTGGCGTCGTAAATAAGTTCAATCTTGCCGGTGATAGCAAATTGTTTGTTTAAGTAATCGTTAGGTTCATTCGAGCCAAGAATATCATCGCTTTCAATATTCTTATCAAATTTGATTTCAACACTTTTTACGTTTATGGCGCTGGCCGCGTCAAGGTTGGCTAAATCAGCCGCAACTTTAACCGTTACATCTTTGGCTAAAAAGCTGTAATCAGTGACATAAGACGGGCTATTTACTGAAGCGACGCCCAACTTAGCTTTTACCTGTGTTTCATATTCAACAAATTTTCCCAAATCAACTTTTATAGTTAAATTATCCATTGCTCCGTTAGCAAATTTAAGCTGTTCATTTGGGTTTTTAGCTTCAATAGTAAGCGTAGGATGCTGGGCGCTCTGTAATAGCGCGCAAGTGTGACTATAAGCGGTTGTTTCTTTAACTGCCGATGTGATAGTTCCCAATAAAGAGCGTAAAAAATAACCAAAAGAATTAGCCGATATTTTACCGGATAATTTACCCTCTGACCATTTCTTAGATATTTTTATATCCGAGGAGTCTTCGATAATACCAAGAGAACTTTCGTCAACAACGCCCTCAAACTTGTCGTCAAAATCAGCATTTTGCAAGGATAGCCAATAAGACGGAGTAACCGCCGTTCCTCGGGTGGCTTCTCTGCCGATGCCGATTTCAATTTTTCGTCCAATAAATTTAGACATATTGTTTTATAATTTATTAATTAATGATCTGGCCTTTCGCTCGGCTTCTTCCGGCGATGTAGCCTTGACGGTAATTTGTTTACCGTCTATATCTGAAAAGAAGTATTCTTCTTCTTTTGTTTCAATTTTTGTTTCTTCGCTTATTTTCAAAGCTTTGTTTTCAAATTTTTTTACAGCCATATTTTTAAGTTAGTGTATAAAGCGCGTAGCAAGTTATAGTGAACTCTAAAACTCTCATTTTAATTTCCCTGTCCGTATATGCGAAAATTCCACTAATATTTACCCGGTGGCATAATCCGCCCAGGGTATAATCATTCTCAAAAGCGGCTAATGTCGAATCAATAAGGGCTTCCATTCTTGTTTCCGCCGATGAAGCGCCTAAAGCATCCTCGTCAAACTCCTGATATATTTTTACTTTAAATTCGTATTTTCTTTCGTCTTCATTGTTGGTTTCATAAACACATTCCATTTTTTCAAGTGTAATTACGGCTGACGGGTAGCCGTCTAAATTTCCCTTTTCATAACCATAGACATTTTTAATTCCTGTAATGCCCGTGATGATTGTTTGAATTTTGCTTTTTATGTCTGAATACATTTTAAGCGGTTAAAAAATTAATTATATTTTCTAATGCCTTTGAAAATAGACTGTTGACTTTACTTTCTGTCTTATCAACTGTTCGCTCAACAAATTTATTGGGCTTATTGCCGGGGTGGTTTACTCTGCGGGCAAAAATCATTTTTCCGTTTTTCTTAAAGGCCAATACTTTTCCTTTGGGTAAAATAACGTGCGGTTTTGTTCCCTCGTGAACAGAAAAAGCGTAATTGACTGTCGGATAAATGCTTACCGATATGGGTTTATAATCAAGCGTTATACTTCGTCTTAACTGGCCTGTTTTAACCGGCACCTCTGTTTTCTCGGTTGCTAAAATAATTTTACCGGCTTCTTTGGTGGCCTGCTGTAATTCTTTACTTGCAATGTCCGGGGCTTTTTTAAATGCGGCTCTTAATTCGTCAAGATTTTCAATTTTAATATCATAAGGCATATTAGCTGTTTGATTTTTCTAATACCGCCTCAATTCTTCTTAAACTGCCGAAATCAAATTTCTGTATTCCTTTGATTATGTAATCTTCTTCGTTATAGGTTAATTTGTCAGTTTTCTTAATGTCGCTTGAATAGTCAGTAATGAGTTTATACTGCTGGGCTGGGTTTCCCTCTGACAAAAAGGCGTCTTCGGCTCCAATCGGAGCTATAAAGCCTGTAATCGTTCCGTTTAATGAATAACTTTCTTTACTGCTGGCATCTGCGAGGCGATAAACTGAAATTGTTTTTGTATAAAATACCCTCATATTTTAATTTTACGAAATGGCGCTAATAATTCTTGAATATCTGAACTCATGAATGTGTCCCAATCTATGCGAGCATTGGCTACTTCTTCGGAGCTAAAACCGTCGCTTCGCCTTTTGTTAAATATTTTTCCTACCATTTTCATGCAAGCGACTTTAATGGCATTTGGTATATTCGCGGCGGTATAGCCTGCGGTATAAACAACTTTAATATTTCTAATGCCTGAATACATCGTATCCATGTAAATAATGCCTTGATCATCATCTCTTTGATAATCGTCTGTTATAAAAGCTGTCCATACTGGTGTCCCAAATGTGCCGGAATTATATTGCAGGCTGGTTAAAGCGGTAACGGGATAATTGGAAAGAAATATTGTATTCTTAATATCGTCGCCGTCAAAATATTCGGTAACGCTGGCTGACTCTATAATGCGCCCTAAATATTCTTTTATAAATTCTCCGGCAGCATTAATATAGATGGTTAAAATGTCATCATAATCATTTGTGTCAATATCGATATGTTTTTTAAAATCCTCTAATTCTATAAGCATAAATTTTTGAATATTCGCTCATAACGCGGCTTTAATGTCTGCCAGCTCCACGCTTGGGCTATGTGATTACTAATTTTTGAATATTTGCTGATGTCCTTATTGGCGATTTCATCAATTTTACTGGCAATGTCTTTAGGGTCAATATCCGCGATTTCAATTTCCCTGTTGATCATCAGCGTATTAACTTTTAAAGGCTTGATTAATAATTCTTTGGGTAAAAAGTCGTTCTGTGGTGTCAAATCGGTCATTATAACGGCCATGCCAAGGCTCATAGCTTCATTTAAGGGCAAACTCTGCCCGGCATAACGCCTCGGGCTTACATAAACATCGGCGTCTTCCCAAATATCAAAATAATTTTCGTGATTGCATACATCCACGCGCACGCGCTTGTCCGCGCATACTATCGGGACTTGGCTTTTAATAATTATTT